TTACTTCCTTTTGCGTTTTTTAGCAGTTGATAAAGCTATTGCTTGAGCTTGTTTTAATGTCTTGCCCTCTTTCATCAACAAACGTATGTTGCCAGAGATAGTCTTTTGTGATTTGCCTTTTTTTAATGGCATAACTAAACTACAACTATGCTTACTATAACTATCACCACCCCATTAGGGGATATTGAGATTCAACATTCTAAACAAAGAGCAAAAGCTGTAGGCTCAAGAGAGGCAGTTGAGTTTTGGAAAAGTGAAACAAGAGAGGGTTTGTATGGAGTTCATGGTCATTTATTTGACATGAATAGTTGCGATGTCGCAGATGTTATCAATGCGGCTGTAAATTCTGTAGGTTTTGAAAATATAAAAATACCAAGAGAGTCTCAAATACAAGCCGACAAAGATTTATTGAGCTATCCGTCAGACTATCCTAAAGGCCCTTTGCCCTAGACATACCTACGATTAATTCAAACAGTTCTGGGTGTTGTTTGTACAATGCTCCCATTTTTTGTGGGTCTGCAAATCTTTCAACTGTCATTGTCAAAGATTCTGTTGCCTCTATTTTTTCATCAATACCAAATCTTTTGAAGTCATAAGGTTTATAAACTTTGCCCATATAAGCGTCCATATAATCGTTTACAAGAGCATCTTCTCTAGGGTCATATTTAGTACTTGTTATATCTTTTAATCTGTAAACTGGTTTTCCTACTTGTTGTGATGGGCCATAAACACTCATACCTTCTTTTCTGACCATATTTGCTCTAATCTTTTCTTTATCTGTAAATCCTTTATTAGTTCGCCATGACTGCATAAATTTATTTAATTTTGGATTTGCTACCTCTACTGCATGAGTTATCTCATGAAAAGTAGTTGATTTGCTTACAGTTGTTGGTGTTCCAAACATTGAGCTTTTAAACTGGGTAGTCAAAGAACCTTCCCAAAACTTACAAGAGCCACGTTTTGCTTTACCTATTTTTGTGATTGCTGGAACTCCATTAGCACTATCGACAAAACCATTACCATTAAACATTCTTATATATTCATTTAGATAACCTCTGATTTGTGTTTTCTGTGGAGCTTTCCATGATGTAATCTTTGTATTTTTAATGAATTTATCTACTTGTGCATCATTCAAGTTAGTCTCAAGCATTTTATTTCTAAGCGTTTCCATTTGTTTCTCAAACTTATCTCTATATGCAAAGTATTTATCTTTTGCTTTTTGGAATTTATCAAAATCTTTTGCAGAATCTTTTGCCGCAGCTTTAAACTCTTGACCAAGCTTTGTATATTCATCAATATCTAAACCATCTACTTCTTTAATTAAATCTCTACCAGCTTTTCTTAATTGCTCTGGGCTTGAATCTACTAGCCTTCTTTCAAATCCAACAGGTTTTGCAACAGGTTTAGGAGTTTTTGTTCTGATAGTTATATCTCTGGGCTTGCCATACAATCTTTCCAAGTCCTTTAAACTTCTTTCACTACCATCTTCCCTCACCATCTTTCTTATGGCTTTCTGTCCTGACCCTTCCTTCTTTGCTAAGCGTTCAAAATACCTGACCTTCTGTTCATTACCCAAAGTCTTGACCTTTAGTTTTTTATCTTGCCCCAAAAGCCAGTCACCATACTGAGTGTCCTGTGGTACTCTACCAGTTCCCTCTCCTGTAGGTCGGGTTACAACTTTGCCTTTGGGTGGCGGTGTTAGATCCTCAAATCCTTTTTGTTTCTTCAACCCTGCATAATCAACAACAGGAACAGTAGTAGATCGGCAGTTGAAATGCTGTGGTGGTGTAGGGCCTTTGTTGTATTCAAACTTTCTACCATCTAACCTTTTACATATTGGGCTGGTTCTACTATCAAGCGTTGCAACATACTCATACTTAGGTGCAACCTTACTGTTAGCTGCATAAACAGCCTGTGATGCTTGGTTCTGTACTTGGTTAACAGATGTTCTAACAATGGTTTGTATCTGATGATTAGCTAATTTTGTAAGTTCACCACCAGCTTGTGCTATCTGTCTAACGCTTCCCTTCTGTCCAAACTCCAGCCTTCCTATCATTCGACTTGCTATTTGCTGTGTTGACTCTCCACTAAATACACCCTGTCTGATAGTCCTAGCTAAACCTTCCTGTTGTCTTGTTGCTATACCTCTAAATGCTTTCTCTACTGTCTCTCCATTTGGTAAAGTCTGCATTGCCCCTTGTCTTGCAGTAAGTTCAAATTTACCAGAGCCAAACTTTTTAAAATCATCTTCTGTAAATTGCTTGCTTGTGAATATGTTTACCTTTGTAGGATCTGTTGTGACAAACGATTCTGCATATTTTGGGCTTATTGCTACTGAGTTGATGGGGATATTTCCTGATTTTACAGCTTTTTTTAGTTCGCCTTCAATAAATCCAGCCTGTACCTTTGCCAGACCTTCAATCTCTTTTATCATCTTCTTTGATGAAGCCCTCGACCATTTATCTAGACTACTTTTTGACTGAGCTATGATTGCCCTTAATCTTTTCTTAGTTTGCGGTGCTATGACTACCCCTTCTCCAGCCTTTGCCTGTCTGATATTTATTGCATTGAGCTTTCTTGCTGCAAGTAAAATTACGTCATTGTAAGTTCTAACTAGATCTACTGATACGGCATTACTGTATCTATTTATATCAATAGTTTCCCTAAAAAATACCTCTGGAATACTCATTTATCATTCTTCCTCTTGCTCCTCTGGTTCTGGATCAGGTTCTTCTGGTGGCTCTACTTCTGTAAGACCTCCCTGCTGTGTGCCTTCTATCTCCTCTTCGACATCAAAATCGTCACCGAGAACTTCCCCAGCAGATAGTTGATTCAACAATGTTTCCTGTGTAATAGTTCCAGCAGTGAACAATGTAAGCAATGATGTTATCTCTTGTGGTTCTAGTCTTGCACTTACAAAGTCTCTGTTCACAAAGCTACTGCCAGCATTAGGTTCATTGAGATATTCGCTGTGAAACTTCAAACAGTTATCAATCAAGTCTTGCATTTGCTGTGCAATAACCATCATTGTGCTGTCATTCTGCGATCTATCTATCCTCTTAGCCTCTGCTGATTCTCCTACCAACTTCTGTCCAAGTACCGCCGCTAGTGACAATGTATTGATCTGCTCTGCAATATCTTTCAATCTTGTGAACTGGCTGTCATAACTATCACCAGAGGGGCTGATATATTCCATGCGTGACTCAGGTGGCAATGATAGTGCCTCATTAGGGCCAGTTGTTATCTCATCTGCATTTGGATAACCAAAGACAGCAAGCATAGGAACAGAACTGATATGCAAGATATTATCCAAGTCAGACTGTATCTGATAATGCTTGAGGTTTAGTTCTGCAATGTCATACAAAGGACTGCGGCTTTCGTAGTAACCAACTCTATTTGAATAAGCAATAGCAAAAGGAATCTTGTCTTTGAGGCTCATTTCACCTTCATCAAATAATTTATATTCACCCTTCTTTTCATCTTTTCTGTGGATCTCATATCTGCCCCTTTCCAAGACTCTGATCTGTTTAACAACCTTGTCACCATACTTTCCATCTGGCTCAACAACCTGTTCCAATAAACGCAACTGTGTGAGTTGCCTTACACCATCTACAATCTCAGACCTAAATCCAAGTATGTCTTTCGGTGTGTACGTCACCCAATAAGGTCTGGTTTTGTCCCCCTCTTTTGGTGCATCAACAAGAACTCCAACATGACCGAAGCTTATAGCTAATCGGGCTGTGTTATACAGCCACACGTTCAAGTCATTTCCTTCTAAATCAACATCAAACAACTGTTCTCTTACCAAATCAGATACATCATCAAGTCTTACTGGCTTTCTAACCAACATACCTGAGAGCATCTTTTCAATACGCTGCAAATATGGCACTACTGTTGATCTACTAAGCCTTACGTCATAGCTGTCATCTGTTTCTCTTGCTTCCTGTGGTAAATATTTTCTATGTTCACTCCTGATCTTGTATGTTCCTTCCTTCAAATCTGTTATTAAATCCCAGAACTGACTCATTCTCTGATATGCCGCATTAGGGCTTGCAACTGTGGTAGCAGCTTGTGTTATGGGCTGATTGTAAACATTAAATGAGCTATACACAGTTTTGCCTCAATACTATCATGTCTTTAATATATTCTAATACCTGTAGCTTTGCCCGACCTAGCAAATAATGGATTGAACTCTCTCCAAATGCAATATCCAAGCGCATCGGCCATGTGGTCATAGCCTGACTCCTTATCTGGTTCCCCCTTTTCTGTGTATGACTGAAGTTCCATTGATTCAATTAGCTTTCTGCAACTGGCATGGATTTGTAAACGGCTTTCCCCTTTGCCGTTACATAATAAAGCCTGTACGGCAGAAATCCTGTCTCTGACTGGTGGGTTGCTGCGTGGGCTTTGATTGCTGAACCCATATCCTTCAAGAATCTGAATGTCCGTCTGACTTGCATTAGTACTTCTGTTGCCTCCACTTGCATCTGGGTATATGTAAATCTTATTCATAGGGTATCTGGCTTTGATCTCTTGGGCAATGCTATCTGTATCGTGACTACCACTAATCTCATCAAATATTAACAATTTTTGATTTTGAACAATACCGATCACGCAGTTCATGTTTGATATATTGAAATCCAAGCCAATTCTCAAAGGTTCGAGGCCAATATCAGGTTTGACATTAGTAATATTGTTTTCTCTGGTAAAGCGATCATATACTTGCCCTGTAGTTAGGTTGATAAACTCCCCATTGAGGTAAGCTTGCAACATTGAAGGATCATAATTGGCTTGCATACGTTCAATGAAGTCATCAGGCAAAAATTTATTGTCCTGAGTCCTCATCTTTATTAGCTGCCTATCTTTTCTTTCCTTTGCTTCATCAGTACCAAAGGTGTTGTATAGCCACCTAAATCCCTCTGGTGTACTAGCTGCGGCAAACTGGCGAACATTACCAGCCCTTAACCTACCAAGTATCTTTGGAAATGCTTTATCACAAATAGCTGGTGAAACTGTGTCGATTTCATCCACTAACACGTGTGATAAATTTAAGCCTATAATCCTCGTGTAGTTTTCAAAACTTCTGCAAAGGAGCTTGGAATCTCCCTCTTGGAAATGCAAAGTATAATCTGGAAGCGGTGAAGCTCTGAATGTGTAAGGTATTTCATAGTGTTCAAGGAACTGTTCAAAGTCTGTCTGCCATATATCTCTTATCAAAACATTTGTTGGTTCAAGGATTGCACCAATAAAACCTATGTTCTGAGCTGCAAGTTTAACGGCCACACTGCACAATGCTCTTGTCTTGCCAGCACCATATCCAGCAGACAATCCAACAATCTCAGTTTGATTATCAAAGAACTGTTGCTGTGCCTCATGCAAATCACCCCTGATCTTATCTAGTAGCTCTCCAGTATCAATGTCAGTGTAGTGACTTCCTATGTGATCTAATACTGATCCTTCTCTGTTCAGTATGCTCAAGACATCACCTGACCGACCTTTGCCA